GATAATTCTTTTTTATATCTTGTAGTAAAATCTTCTGGCATTTCTGGCATCACTAAAATAACGTGACATTCTAAATGGCCATCAGGTGAAAATCTATCATAATCTAATATAAGCTTATCATATAATAATGTATCTTTCCAGTATACTGCTAAGTCAAACATCATTGCATGATCTGGTTCACCTTCTTCATCAATCAGCTGATATACAACTGCTCTACCTTTTGTGGCTAAATCATTTAATCCATTTTCAGTGAGTTGTTCATTTTCGCCTTTTTCATATAATCCCTCAATCACAATTAGTCTGTGATTTCTAAATTTACCACTTGAATTATTAATTCTACTCATTGCGGCAGCTTGTGGATAAAGATTACGCGCTATTTGTAATCTTTCTGTTTGTGATTGTACGTGATTAAGAGTTGTTCTATCTCCTATGCCACCTAAAAATTTTCCAATAGTTACACCTTTCGCAAGCTTAGTACCTGCGGTAATAACTTTACCCTTTGGATTATATAGAGGATCTGGTATAAGTTGCTTTTGGCCAGGATTAGGCGTAAAGTAATCATTAGATACAGATTCTGCTTTTAAATATGCACTCATATTTCACCTATTTCTCAAACGTCTCAAAGTTTTCTCTAACGGTAGGACTTGAACTAGCTGATCGACCTATCTTACTTGGATTTGGAGATGAATACTTTTCACTTAATTTACCTTCAGCAATTTGTGCACCTGTAAAATCTGTATTATTTAAAGTTCGATTCTCTCTCATTTTTGATCTTACTTCTTCGGCAGTCAATTGTCTTTTAGCAACTCCGCCTGTTGCTTTCTCTCGGTTTAATCCTTCGGCCATTGCTTCGTTTGGATCTATCTTAACTTTCTGAATACCGAAAGTACCTTTTGTATATGTACTTGCTACACTTAAGGTAGGTAAAGCCGTAGCTTTTAAATCATCAGCAAGCGGTGTTGTATTAACTGTATTTTCTGTAATAGTATATCCTAAACTTGCTCCTGGATGCGGTTGGAATCCACCAGCAGAAGCCGGGTGTAAACCAGCTTCATTTGAACTCATTGCTTGTTCAGCTGTGCCCTTTAAATCACCAATAAATGTTGGAGCCGTCATAGTATTCGTTGCCGTTATATCTCCCTCAACATCAATGCGAGTTGCACGTATTGTATCAACATTAATTGTACCAGCTCCGCCTTCACCATCTCCAACCCATAAAGTATGGCCTGCATGAAGGTTATGAGCATACATAACAATTTCTTCTCCACCAATTGTTCCCTTATGTCCGAAGACTGATATATCGTTAGCTACAATATTTGTGTTATCTGATGTAAGTCGTTGTCCGACCTCTGCAGTAATACGTTGAGATCCAGATGCAAAGAGTCCCATATCACCATCAACCGCTAATTCAAACTCACCTTTAACCGCAGTAGTTTGACCACCAAGAACCATTTCAGCTTTTGATTTAGCAATAGTTGTAGAGTATTCACCTTTGACGGTTTCGCCAAAGTTACTTTCAACTGTAACTCGTTTTGCCTGATCAACTTGTTGTGTAAGATCACCTTTAATTAATTGATTAAAATTACCACATGTTAAATTATAATCTCCTGCTACATCAACATTGAGATCGCCTTGATATGTCATATGTGCATTTGCTTCAACTACTATATGCTGATCTGCTCCAGTCATAATGTGAGTATCACTGGTTGAACTAATCTTTACAGTACCATCTGGAGTTATCTCAATACCTGCGCCACTTTGATGGCGAAGTAATATTCTTTCATTACCTAACGTATCATCTAATTCTAAGATATGCCCACCTGCAGTTTCAAATACCTGGTTATACGGATATTGAGAAAGCTTTTTTGGTGGAGGATTATTATATTCATTACCTGCTATTGCATCAGGAACACCTTGTCTCCGAGGTAAAGTCGGTATACCACCATTCGTATTTAATTCATTTCGCTTTCTGTTTCTATGTGCACGATTTATTGATGATTCATAAGCATATTCAACACGAGGGAATACTCCTGCAGGATCTTGAAATCCTGTAGGAAACACACCTTGTGAGTAAATTTGTTGACCAAATATCTGAGCTCGATCTTGTAAGTCGTCGTTATCTGTTGTCATAACCTATCCTACGTTATCTGGGTTTCGCCATCGAGATGTGTATTCAAGCATAGTTAATGGCGGTTCAGTTCCTGTCGAAAGATTTCTCTTATTAAAATTAGTCAATACATAATCCTCTACACTAAATCCTGGATCTATTTTATTTAGCGGATCAGTATCCATATGACCAAATGCTTGACCTCCCGGAAATACATCATAAAATGTTTTCATAAAGTTTTTGAATGAAGTGTTTTGTGCTGCAGTAAATGATTCTGGACCTGTTTGTGTTGAATTATTAGGTCCAACCCCTGTATATGGAACACTATAACCGCCGACAAAAGCTAGACCAATAGATCTATCATTATGTCCGTTTGCTTTTGCATGTGCACCTATATAATTTACTGGTCGACCACGCCAAAGAGATCCATCACGTCGAATAACATAATGATATCCTATACCACTAAATCCCGCTTGCTGATGCCATTGATGTATTTCTTCAACACCAATATCTTGATCAATATAGGTCGCTGTCCAATGAACAACCACTTCTGTTATATCACGAGTCGCCGATGTAAGATCAGCTTCTAATTCTTCAATTCCACCAACAACTGTAAAATTATATGGAACATTTCCAGCTCCACCGCCAGATCCACCATATCTATTTGATGGAGTCGCTAGCCCTTCCCAGCCAACAGCATTAGAACCAATTTGAAAGTTTGGTACTACATTTGAATTTGTATAAGTTACACGTGTTGTAAATCGTGTGTCTATTCCATATATCCTGTCTTCTATCTCATTAATTTCATATTTAGAGTTTGCTGCGATGATTGCTATAGCAGCATCATATTGACCATTTGATAAGAGAGAAATAACATTATTTCTTGATGCAACTGATAAGTTTCCATCTGTTAATTCATCAACAGTAAATGCTATTGGAGTATCGACTTGATCAACTATTGATTGCATTACTGGCGTTATTGCTGTTCCTAATGTTAAATCTCTTCTAACATTAAACTCTGAAATAATCGGACCAAGAATTTGGGATATTGTACGATTAAACGCTTGATTCATAAATCCTTGTAAACTGCCATCTTGCGTTGCACGTACTGCATTTACAATTTGTGATAATGGATTATTTGTTGCTGTACTTAATAATCCCTGCATGCCGTTTGCAGATGTAGCTCCGTAGTAACTAAACAGAAAAGATTTACCTACATTATTTTCTCCAGTTAAAACTGCTAATGTAGCTAAAACTGTTAATACATCAGTGAAATTGGCATTACCTGATGCAGTGCCTTCAAATGCATCTTCAATTTCTTCTACTAAATCTTTGGCAAATCCACCAACTGTTTCAGTTAATTTGGACATACCAATTCCAAACAATACATTATTAAATTGACCAGGATGATCTTGTAATGTATTGATTCCCATAAAGCCATTTAATATTTGACCGACAGACTGACCAAGTGCCGAAGAATTAAATGCGTTATATTCGCCAGAAATAGTTGGCGCATTCTCTGTAAACTGATTTGTTGACAATCTCTGATTTAATGTAGAGAGATAACTATTAGTTTTTGTAAATGTAACCATGATTAACTTCCTTCAACTATTTGCAATACTCTATAGCCTTCTTGTATTCTTTGATTAGTATGCAGTCCTGCACTTCTTTCGTACTGTGTATCAAAAATAGTCGCAGCTAAATCTACACTGCTAGCTTGTTTTAAATTGGCATTAGCATTTACATTTAAGCTTCCGCTTTCACTGTCAGCATTATTTAATTCATGTACAACAAAACCTAGCTGATCTTCAAATGTAGCTTGATTCCAAGACTTACCTGACCATTGCTCGTATATTCTTCTACGTCCCGGTCCCCATTGTGCAAGACCACGAGAATGTAGTCCTGGACCCTGGTCGTTACGATTTATAGCATTAATATTTAATTCTTGGTTTTGATAACGTGATTCTACCATTAAATTTCCTACGATACCTGCAGCCTGTTCTCGTGAATAACCTTGGTTTCGAAAGTATTCATACGCTTGTGTAATTCTTTCTTGATTAGATCCTAATACTGGTAAATTATTAATTACTTCTACAGCACCATCAGTTCTACCGCCAGGACTTTGACCAGCTTCTTGACCTTGCGATCCTTGATTCCATTGTGCTGAATTTAGCTGCTGTTCAGATGGTACTTCTATTTTAGGCATCGCGCCAAGTACACAAGGGGCTTGAGAAGATTTACCATCTAAAAATATTCCAAAGACTTGCGATCCAGGAATTAATTGTGGTGTAAATCCTATGCCAGATGTACCACCTATGTTAGGCTGCAATACAGTGGCCCATGGAAGTGCTCCAGTAGGAATTTGTAAGTTATCTCTAGAATGTATACCAAAAATTCTAACTTGTGCACGTCCAAGCTGTAATGGATCTAATACATTGACAACAATGCCAATCCACCATCTAACATTATCTCCATAAAAAGTCATCATTGCGGTCCAGCTCCTGCATCAAGATTCATTGTAGGTGGAGCTGAGTATACAGAAGTATTACCTTTAAAGTTTGATAATTTTACTAGATCCATTTTACACATATATTGATCTTGAGTAAAACTATGAACTGAAGCATAAATTAAATAATCACCCGATCTTCTTCTATCTATTGGTTCATTATCGCTTTGTTGTATATCTGCAAGAGATATGAATGATATAACACGACCGATTGTTTTATTGCCATCATTTCCCTGAGGCATACAATGTAAACCAGGAACAGTAATTGAAATACTTTCTTGTCCCAGCAATCCTCTTATTGATTTTTGAACTGCTTTTGAACCATGCGCTGCAGTGTTATACTCTTCATATGGATTTTTTTGATCATAATATAATAATGATGGAGCTAATAAATTAACTCTTTTTGTTTGATATTCACTTAAACGTTTAGCTCCAAAAAATGTTTGAGTATCTGCAATCGGATGTGCTTCAGGACCTAAGATGTTTTGAAATACTTTATTCATATCAAAATTAAAATTATATTCTAATGCATGAGTCGGATCTACAAACTCATATGTTGCACCTAAGTTACCAGCTAAAAGCATTTGAAGAGTATTATCATTATTACTACTAGTCATTTCACTTGCTATTCTGGTTATATCTACATTGATATTAGCATTTTGTGTAATATATGATGAATAAAAATACGGCTCTTGTATATTTACAGGTGCGCTTCTTATCATGTCGAATAAGTCGTAAAATCTTAAATCATTATCTGCTAAAGCTGCATAACAATAAAATGGCATACCTGTTAAACCAGTTGCTCTTGTTTTAATAAATTCTATTCCTTCAAATATATTTACGTTTGGTGCAATATATCGAAATGCTGCTTGTAATTCACGATCTCTAAGACTATTTTCTTTAAGTTTTTTATTATTTGTATATACATCTTTTAACATATCACTAATAATAAAACCGGGCTTACCTTCATATGCTTTATTCAATATTTGCAGCGTTCCGGTAAATCCATCATACTCGATTAGTTCTAAACTTATGACATCATCAGTATCTGTAGATGGAACTATGTCTGCTACGCTTCTAACGATAAATGTTTTTTCTACTATATCTGTAGTTTGATATAATCCTAGTTTTATTTTTACACGTTCAGTACCTTTGAAATCCATGATTTCTAATACACGACTTGTATCTGCAAAAGTTAAATTAGCAGTTAAATATGGTTTTTCTATATTTTCGTATATGTTAAGATTTACAAGAGCTTTAGTTATATCAACGCGATGTTGGTTTCTATCTGTGAATAACCCAACCTGATATAACTTATACTCTTTTGGATCCTTAGGTATGTATTCAGACATTTCTTATAACTTCCTGAAACTCTCTTGAAATGCTTTCTACTTGATCTCGCTTTAATACTTTTATTTGTTTTAAGAGATCATTTTGTTGTGCGTAGTATTCATATTGAGTAACAGGCGTATAGAGAGTCGGTCTATCGTCATATGGATTTATATCCCAATGTTTAGAATCACCATCAATATAATATCTTGTAGAATTAGGTTCATCTACTGCACTAATCAATTGTATAGACTGCACTTCATCTTCAACTTGTGAAGTTACAGTTTCATTTGAAATAAATGTGTGTGTACCACTAATAACAATTTGACCAAGATCTAAATTTCTATGAAGAATGGTTCCCGTCGTACCTGATGAAGATCCTCTTACAGTTTGACCTACTTTAAATATACCAGTTAATTCATCTTTTGTTTCAAGTACTGTATTTGGATGACGCTTATTAATTATTTTTACAAGCTCAGTATATGATAGTGGCCAACCTTGTTCACGAATATGATCATTAAGTAGATAAAACGTCCAATAATATTTCATGTCTCCATACAAATATTGAGATACCTGATCTGCTCTATCTCCTTCTTGAATATAATAATATCCATAAAAAGAAGTATTATCTTTTAAGTGATCAATTACATCAACATATGCAGTTAAATTTTGAAATGCTACTGCAGGAAGATTAGATCCAAACGTATAACCTTGGATCGGAAAATTTCTAAAATAATTACTCATTACTGTGGTCCTGACTTATCATAATCATAATAAGGGCCGGGTATTCCTCCACCTACGCCTAAAGGTGCACCTCCAGGTTCATTTACTGGATTAGCAGGTCCCCAATTTGCATTTGCAATATCTGATGCTTGTTCATATTGAGATTGAATCCAATTTGGTGAATTTGGATCTGTACCCCTAATAAACTGAGCAGTTTTTGGTGCAGTATATGTTGGATATCCTTTAGAAACTGAAGATGCAGGTCTAGGTCCAGTTCCAGGAGGTCCATTATTTGGAAATGTTCGATTGATAATTTCTGGAGTAATTTCATCTGGATTATCTAACTCATTAAAGCCGCTTCGAATATCTTCTGCACTGAGTGTTCTGTATTCTCTAAAGTTTAATGTAAGATCAATTTCTTGAAATTCGCCATCATAATAAAAAGACATATTACTTGGATTATAATTAGTAGTCATGTTAACTAAATGAGCAGGTAAGTATTGAGTTACAAGATCAGTATTTATTCCGTATTTCATACGAATCAACATTTTATTTGGAAACTTATATGCAAGTTTAATTCCACCCGTTGTTTCAATAGACTCTGGATAAAGCTGCATTCTAAACCAATCGACTATACCTCTTACTTCTTGTGCTTCTGCCTGAGATCTTGGTACAAACTTAAATGCAAAAGAATGTTCTCTTAAATTAACAGATCGAAAGATGGCACGTATATTTGGATTCAATGTAGTCTGTAATGCAGTGTTAACAATATTTTGGCCTCTACCTGAAATACTTGAAACGCCGGCAATTACTGAACGAGCTATGTCTTCGTTTTTCATTTCCGCTACTATTTTATTTACACTGCCTAAAGCAAATGTATTTTTTGCAATATCTGCTAAAGTAGTTTCACCACCACCTGCTGTAGCATCTACTATACCAGCGCCACGTACACCTAATTCTGCGTTTTCAAAGTTTACGCCATCTTGCACTTGAATTGCAGGAGGTAAATAAAGTTTTACAGTATCACCTTTAAATCTTTTAGCTCCACTTATTCTAGCCGTAACCGAATCTGTTAAATTTTGAAGTGAATTAGTAAAAGAAGCATCACTCATTTCTGAAGAAAATGCACTAGTATCGATTGAAGGCGGTTCTTCTATAATAGTTGTAAAGTATACTCTCGCTTTATAATCGTTCTGATCTTTAAGAGGAAACTTGTATATAGGAGCTGCGATTGAAGCTGAATTAAACATGTTTTTTTCCAATAAATAGAAGAAAGTTAAGACTATTTATATGGCTTATTCAGGAAAATACAAAGTTAAACATCCAAAGAAGTACGCAGGAGATCACACTACAGTTATATTTAGGTCAATGTGGGAAAGACATTGCTTCAAATGGTGTGATGAAAATCCAAAAGTAAAATCCTGGTCAAGCGAAGAGATAGTTGTTCCGTACTATTATGATGGAGATAAACGTTATCACAGATACTTTCCTGATCTTAAAATTGTAATGGAGAAGAAAACACTACTTGTTGAAATTAAACCTGACAAAGAAACTAAACCACCTACTGGTCAAAAGCGAACAAAGAAATATATTAATGAAGCATTTACGTATGTAAAGAATATGAATAAGTGGGAAGCTGCAGATGAGTTTGCAAAGTCAAGAGGCTGGGAGTTTCAGGTCTGGACTGAAAAGACATTACAAGAAATGAAGATTATGCCAAAATATATTAAGCCACTAAAACCTCTTGGGCCTGTGAGAAAAAAGAAGAAATAGTATATAAATAGTGGCATGAGTAATATATTTCAGAAGCTAGAGTTCGAAGCATTTCGAGCAGGCATTACACCACGTACTAAAGAATCTATGAACTGGTTTCGCCAGAAAGCCCAGGCTATGGGTAAAGTAAGTCGTGCTGCACTAATGAAAGAAGAACCGGTTGAATTAAAAAGTCGCGGTATTGCAGGAAATATGTACATGTATTTCTATGATCCCAAGACAAAAGAAAAACTACCGTATTATGATAGCTTTCCATTAGTGGTTGTTGTAGGTCCTGCACCTGGCGGATTTGCTGGATTAAATTTACATTATCTTCCACCAACATTGAGAGCAAAGTTACTTGATGCGTTGATGGACATTGCAAGTAATAAAAAGTTTGATGAGTCAACTAAATTTCAGGTGACATATAATACTCTGAAACGTACAGCATCGCTAAAACATTTTAAGCCATGCTATAAACACTATTTAAATTCTAATGTACGAAGTAGATTTGCATACGTTCCTCCTCCTGAATGGGAGATCGCAACGTTCTTACCAACCGCTGATTTCCAAAAAGCCGGTAAATCTAAAGTATATAAAGATTCTAGGAGTATGATTTAATGCCAGTATCAGTTGATGACTTAAAAAGTGCAGTACGTAGTGGTCCAGCTCGGGCTAATATGTTTCAGGTTGTCATGCCGACTTTACCTGGACTGGTAGGAAATACATCTGAATTAAATCTTTTATGTAGAGATATTCAGTTACCTGGTCGTCAAGTACTTTCAAACGAACGTACAATCGGTATGAAACAAGTTAAAGTAGCATATGGTTATGCACAAGATGATATTAGCATGACATTCCTTGTTACAAATGATTATGGAGTAAAAAAATATTTTGAGCATTGGCAAGAATTAGCTGCTAATACTCTTACAAAAGAATTAAATTATCCTACTACATACTGTCATGATGTAACTATACATCAGTTAAAACATGGCCAAGGATTTGACATACCAGGAGTATTCGACCAAAGTTTTTCTTTTGGTCCTTTTAATATTAATCTTGATTTAGATCTCTATACTAACGAATCAAAGATATATAGTGTTAAGCTAGTAGACGCGTTTTGTACAACGCTAAATGCAATACAATTAAACAATGATCCAAATGGATTAGTTGAACTGAACGTCCAATTATCGTACAAAGATTGGTACGCAATTTAAGCTAATGAGGTTATATAATGGCTTTACCAAAAATAAACGCGGCACCTAAATACGAAGCAGTAGTGCCGTCAACGAAACAAACTGTGAGATTTAGACCTTATCTCGTAAAGGAAGAAAAGGTTTTAATGATGGCGATGGAAACGCAAGATAATAAACAGGCCATGGCCGCTGTAGTTGATACTATAGAATCTTGTGTATCGGAGCCAATTGATAAAAATAAATTAACAACATTTGACGTAGAATATCTATTCACAAGAATTAGAGCTAAGTCAGTTGGTGAAACAGTTAAGACTGGTTTAAAATGTGAAAACTGTGAACATGCTAATGAAGTTGTAATTCCAATTGAAGATATTACAATAAATGTTCCGGACGTAGATAGTAAAATAGAAATTGCTGATAATATAAATCTAATTTTAAGATGGCCAAGGTATAATGATGTCACAGATTTAAGTGATTTTAAAAGCCAAACTGAAATGACATTTACAATGATAGAACGATGCATTGAATCGGTTGAAACTGCAGAAGAAAAAATTATATTTAAAGATGAATCTGCAGCTGACAGGAAAGCTTTTATTGAATCTCTATCTGGTGATCAATTTGTAAAGCTAAGAGAATTTATGGAAGCGATGCCACAAATGAAACATACAATAGATTTTAAATGTGGAAAATGTAATCATGAGAATAGTATTGAATTAAAAGGTATGCAAGATTTTTTGTAGTATGCCTTTCTCACGAGTCCTTAGTCGGACACTATAAAACGAATTTTAGTTTGATGCAACATCATCATTATTCGTTAAATGAAATAGAAAATATGATGCCGTGGGAAAGGGAGATTTACTTAACATTATTGATAGAACATATTAGAGAAGAAAACGATAAAGCTAAACAACAACAAACTAAATCGGGTAGAATGTAATGGCAGCTACACTAGATGACGTAATACAAATTATGCAAACACAAAGTAACAGTCAAGAAGAAACGACTGCTGCTATTAATGATTTGTCTTCTGTTTTTCGAAAACAATTTTTAAAAGAAGAGCGTGGTTCTGGTGATAGATTAGAAGCCGAACGCGAACGCAGGCCTGGAAGTTCTGGTGATATAGATCTAAGCAAATTTATGATGATCCCTGGATTAGATGAGTTAACTAGCGTCATTAAAGGCATGATCTTAGTAAGTCAAAACTTTGCAAGGGCTATTTTAGGAATTACTGCAGGTATTGCAGGAGTACTTGCTGCTCTTCAAGGTATCAGAGGCTGGGAAGCTATGGCTATTGAAAGAATAGCTAAACTAGGCAGGTCTCTTGATGATATAGTTCCTGATGAAGCTATTACAAAAATCCTTAAAGAAACAGATGCTACTCGTAAAGTTAGTCGATTAGGTATACAAATAAGAAGTTTATTCAGACCAATAACAGATTTAGGTGAAGCTTTAGGAAAATTTTTTAAAGGTAAGGCCTTTCAAGCTATAGCAGATTTTGTTGGAGGTGGCGGTAAAGTAATTCTTGGTATATTTAAAAAGGTATTTCTTCCTATTGGTCTTGTGTTTTCTGCAGTTGATGGAATAAGAGCTTTTTTTGAAAGCGACGCACAAACTATGCTTGGTAAATTAGGTGAAGGTGTGGGAGCTTTTGTTGGTGACTTTATTGGTGCACCTTTTGATTTATTAAAAGCAGGAATTATTTGGATCTTTGATAATATATTTGGTGTTCAAAGAGATGCAAACGGAAATGTTACTTCTGAGGGATGGGCAAGCTGGGCATCTAACGCAATGTCAGAATTTAGTTTTGAAAAACTAATTGGTGATATAGTTGCAATGCCATTTAAAGTAATAGAAGCCGGATACTTATTTGTAAAAGATTTATTCACAAATCCAAAAGAGGCTTTTAGTAATCTTTGGGAAAATCTGACTGGAGTTAATCCGTCTCTCTTTAGTTTTGGATCGTATATTTTCGATACTTTAATAAAACCAGTATGGGAGTTTGTTACAGGATTTTTTAAACATGATCCAAAAGAAGAGAATGCTCTTGGACAGTCAATGGATAATCTTTTAACTGGTACAATTAATTTATTTAAAAATATAGGTCACTTTATCAGTGGCATAGGCGATATTATAGCTACACAAGTAGAATTTGAAATTAAAGCAGTTATTAATGGCTTTAAAAATTCTTTTGATAGAGTAGCCACTTTTATTCGTAATCTTGGCGACAATCTCTATATTATGATGTCTAATGCATTACAATTTAATTTTCCAGGAATAATACTGCAAAAACCTCCTATAGGAGGTGATACTCTAGAATTCTTCGGTGTAGATTTTCCAATGACAATCATGCCGCCATTTAGTTTAGGTATGGGTAATTCAGAAACTAGAGCTGCAGCTGAATCGAGAATTGATACTCGTAATGCAAAAATGTATAATAGGATTCGTTCTCGTAATAATGAGACTGCAGACGCGTTGGCTGCAGCCGAAGAAGCTCGAGCAAACTTAATGTCAGGTATGCAACCTGTAATTATAAATCAAGATAATCGTCAAACAAATAATAGTTCTACTTCAGACCGTAGAACGTATGTAGCCACCGGTGCTGCCACCGATGGCTTTAGTTTAACACAAAATGTTCAATAATTAGTCAGCTTCTGCAAGCTTCGCAAAGTAACTGAGAGTATCGTCATCATCTTCGACTTTGACATTCTCAGCAGTTACTGGTGCACGCTGAGGTTCAGGTGCTGGTTCAGGATCATTCATCTGACGAGTCTGAGCAATAGTTGGTTCACCTGCATTTGCAAATTCACCTAGTACTGTCATTAGTTTTGTTTTCAACTCATCATATGTTTTGTAGTTAGCAGGATCTGTAAACTCAGACAGATCATACATTTGATCATAAACCTTTTCGAGTTTTGCATCATCACCCTCTAGAAGAGATGTTTGTTTTGCGAACTCAGACTTATCATAGTTACGATAGCCTTCAACGTTACGGATCTTTAATTTAAAGTCCGCGCCTTCCCACATATCAAATGGATTGATTGCATCTTCGTCAGCAAATTCTGGTTGCATCATATCCATAATCTTATCATGGATTTTCTTACCAAACTGATACAAGAAGACTTTGCCTTCACGTTCAGGATTAGCAGGATCAGATACAACGTAGACGTTAGTTACATAATGCAACCTACGCTTTTGTCGACGTGCAGCTTCTTTGTCTTCTTCGATACCAGTATTCCATAGTCTAGAATTAAGTTCACCGACTGGATCGTTCTGACCGATTGATGTGAGAGATTTTTCGATATACCATTGACCAGTTGGTCCTTTAAAACCGTGGTCCCAGTATCTTGCCCAAGGTAGTTCGGCTCCTTCGCGGGCAGGAAGGAATCGTAGAATGGCGTAACCATTACCTGCTTGATCAACTGTGGGTTTCCACATACGTTCATCAGCATAAGATTTCTTTTCACCTCCACCACCAGTGGCTTCGGCTGCTTTAATTAATTTAGAAATCTGATCTTTGTTACGCTTTAGATTTGCAAAAGACATATTTTACCTCGTATTTGCTGAAATATTAACTGTATTATTATACACTATACATGCGTTAGTGTACACTCTTTTGTTTCTTTTTTCGGAGTTTCCGCATTCTCGTATAAAACCGATCGGTCTTCGATAGTAAGGTTTCTTTCAGCATCTTTCTTTTTGTTCGAGCTGCTTCAGACTTTGCCATACGTTCGTCACGAGTTACTGTCATTTGATTTCTCCTTATTCAAAAAGTAACGTGTTTCCTTTCGGAAGAAAGTTAAGCCTCATTGCTTCGGCTTCGATTTTGTCTCGAATTGGTGTGGATATAAATTTCTTTACATCCTCAGGGTCAATGTCGTTCTTTTCACAGACGTCGAGTACAGCATCCATGTACGACATTTTCTTTTTAAGAACAGCATTCTCAATAAGGATGCTGAACTTAGATTTCGTTAAAAATTTTGATTCTATCATAGATCACTCCAAACGGTACCAATGTCATCATAGAAAACACCATGTTGCCGTTTAATTTGGCCTTCGTTATCGTAGGCAGGCACTGCGGACCGCCATTTAATTCTAGATGTTCCATACTCACCATAGTAATCGTCAACATAATCTCCATCACGCAAATAGCGTTCTAGATTTCGAATATAAGCTTGATGATTTAAATATCGGCTAAGAGCACCTGTTTTGTTGTTAGTATCAGCTCTCATAGCTTTTCGCTCGGCTGACATAAGTTCCTTTTGAGTCTTAATCCACTGTCTCACATTTTTAAGAGACATAGGCTGATCATCAGGAACAGCTAAGACTGATGGATGTATATTCTTATACGTAGGAGGATTTGCCTTCATACGTTTTTCTCGTGCTAACTTAAGACGTTCAGCTGCAGCTGCTCGCTGCTCTTCTGACATCGGTTTACGTTTTTTACGAATCTTTTTCACTTGTTCCATAATATCTCCTCATAATATAATAGTATTCTATCACGAAAAAACAGAAATGTACACAGTTATTTTTCGTCGAGAGGAAATAATTCTATCTCGCCGTCACTGTGACGCTTCCATTTTACCATGTTTTCTTGAATAAGATAATCAATTGTAGAATTAATTATGTCGTCGCGATAATCTTGATCGTCTCTTTTGCCAAGACGATAGGTCGCATATGCTATAACAGTTGTTACAACAGCAAATAGGTATTCTAGCGGAATGTACATCTCATCTCCTATATGAGTTATTTATACTAGGAAAATGATATGACTGAATCGACTCTAAAAGAACGCCATCCTTTGTTTTCTACATCCCACACGGCAATGACATTATCATTACGTGATTTTACTTCACGCTTTGCAACATCGCCATTATCAATCGCACCTTCATTTAAAGTACAGATCATAGTACGTTCAGTACCATCAACTTTGCGAAAGATAACTTTACAGTTGCGATCATGCAACTCTTGTATCATTTCACTACGGTCCACCGCAATCTCCATTTCAATTTCACTTATCACTGCTTTCGCCTCCATTAAATAAATCAGGATTTAGGCGTAGTACCTTATCATCCTTTTCGTCCTTTTCATAAGAACTTTTTAAAATAAAATCATCAATGTTAACTAACACGTCCGAATCTTCAATAAGACCTACATGGTCTTTAATTACATCCATGCTGTCCTTCAAGTGTTGATTGATATTATCAATACTTTCATTCCAAGCAAGTGTGACATGTATCAAAGAATCTAGTTTGATACTTATGTTTGATGTAGTTTGCTCAAGCTTATCAAGTTGAGCTTTTATAGGGTTGAGCATCAACTCAACTTCTATTCCGCTAATATTACTCATGTTCTACCTTAATATACCATATGTCATCTGGCCATGTTTCACTTATTACATAGCCGGTCATGCGTAGTCCATTTTTATTTATCATGTCCTTGAATACAGGAGGAGATGATCCTTTTACATTTTCCATTAAGATTATTTTGCCGTCTGGTGCTAAATAATTTTTTACGTTATTGTAAAAGTCGATATGAATTTTCCAGTCTATGTCAACGTGTTTACGTGGCTCATTATAAAAAAGAGCCTCTTCATTATACAACTTTCGAAAATTAAAATGAGGAGGATTACCCACTATCAAATCAAATTTTTGTTCAGGTATATTTTTAAAATTATCTGAAACAATAAATTGTACGCTATCTTGAAGATTGTTTACATTTATAGACTGATCAATTGCTTCTTTTAATGGCTCATGAATATCAGCTAATACTATTTCTTCTGCATAGTTTAATAATTTTAAACCAAATCCAATATATCCTGGCCCACAAAATGCTTCTAAAGCTTTTTTGACCGGCTTATTGTCAGACATGCCAACAATATGACCTAGAATATCATTTATATGATGATACCCATATCCGTCAAATTGATTAGAAGTATATAAAGAAAAATCTCCTAATTTTACTGCATTAATCCCAGTCGTTGTCGAATCTGGTTGTTTCATACATGGTTTCTCCATAATACTCTTTAGCATAGCTGCTAGCATCAGTCCACTGATACATGTTAGACTCTTTTGGAATCTCCATAAAATCACGCTTTTTCTTTGGTACTCTTTTTACCAAAGATTTAGAACGCGTTTTAAGTTTAGCCATACGTTTTGCAGTAGCTTTTTCACGCTTTTGCTTTTCAGCAATGGTTCTGATAAGTGCTAGACGATCGGCTTTTTCTTGATTAGTCATATTTTCTCCTTTGTAATATAAATCTATACTACACTGAAAATACGTGAATGTACACAGTTAAATATATTTTTTTCTAGGGTGTGATAAAAATATTACACCCTTTTAATTTCAGTTCGAAAGAAACCTTCTTCGTGTTTCATCGCCTGAATCATTTCACTAAACATTTTGTGGTTCATAGAGATAAGATCGTAGTTATTATTTTTTTCATTAAACTGTCGAATGTAAACTCCGGTGTCTGCAATAAACACAACGACGTCTTCTTCCCTTCCAGTTTCGTCCATAACCGTAGTTATAGTTTCATCCCAATCCACTTCATTTGTAAACATATTACCACTCTTTATAATGACCTTCCGATTCATTATATCTATAACCTGCTTGATATGCTTCCAATTCTTCATCAGTCATTCCATCTTCTTCTACGCGAGGAGATTGATAAGTTGACCCGATATAAAAATGAGGATCAATACCCCTACGATAATACGAATCAGACGCTCCACGATCAAAAGGACCTCCGTGCCGATCATCCCAAACTTTTCCATCAAACTCTATTCCTTCCATTATACCCACTCCATATCTTCAAACTCAACTATGTCTACAAGTTCCTTTGTAAGAGCCTTGCCATATTCGTAAGCGAAAGAACTTAGAAGTCCTTGTTCCCAAACAAAGTGCTCAACACTCTGTTCGTGATAAAATTTCTCATTAGCGGTAATCCAACGAAGAGCTGTCTTACGATCACCAGCGCCAATCTTGATCACATCCTCGACACGATCTTCCCATCTGATGATTGCTTCTTTAGCAAGCTGACGAGCATCAGCTTCCTGTTGATCTACATAGTCAACTAGATCATTCCAGATCTCTTGCTTCTCATCATTAGAAGATTCATAGTATTTGTGATAACGTGGACGGAAACCATACGCATCTTTGTGTAGATCAGAAAAAATGTTATCGTCAAAGGTATACATTACGCTGCCTCCTTTTCGAAAAGATTTTTAAAACCAAAGTTTGCGATAAGAAAACAATCGCCAGTTTCTTGACACTGAATCACGTCACCGACTGAAAGAGAACACATTTGACCGATGCGTGTGATATTTTCTTCAGGACCAATGTTACCAATTTGAAAAACATGGTTTAGGTCAACTGCTTTGATGTCAGCAACCAACTGATAAGAACGTTGGTTGAAAAGTTTTTCAGCAAGAGCTACTGGATTATCGCCAAAACCTAAGTTAAAACGTGCGTCTCTGTAGTTTGGGCCTTGTAGCTGATATACTGTAAAAGTTTTCATGGTTATCTCCTCATTTGATATAACCATCCTACACTGTTTTTTCGCGTTTGTACATACTTTTGT